TTCAGGACTTTTTATTTTGCCTTCAGCATTGCCCATTACCAGATTGCTGCTTTAGCAAAATAGCGCAAGGGCGAATATCAAGGCGGTATAAAAAAACAGACGGTCGTGGTCGTCCACCAGTGGCCGTTTAGCCCATTAGCTATAGGAAGGCCGCAGGGAAGGCGAACGACGCACTACGGCCGTTTATCGGCGGTTCAGTGCGAATCCCACCAACGGCAAAACCAGCCGCACTGGTGGCCAAACGATTGTCTTGGTATGAAAGCCCAAGGCAAGAGGCGAACGGCCAACCAGTGGCGTTTATAGGCGGTTTGGGAATTGAGCGGCAAAGATAGCCACAACGGAATCGGTAGGCACAAAAAAAGCCGTAGGCACAAAAAAAGCCCCTGGCTGGGGCTTTGGGCGGTTTGGTTAGGCTATGTTCAGGCCTTTTAATCCACCTTTGATTTTGTATACCGTATCTTTGCCATCGTGCCGTTCAGATTCTATTTCAAGGCCAAGCTTGATTTTCAGCGCTCCAGGTGTACCTCTGAGGGTGCTAATTTTCCAGCCGGTTGCTTCGTGTAATTGCTGTATGGTAGCTCCGGTTTTACGGGCAAGCATTTTCAAGATTGTGTGCTGCTTTGTATCCTTGCGAACCGTTGGCTTTTTGGCCTCTTGTTTTTTAGGTGCGGCCTGTTTAGCTGGCTGTTTTTTAGTAGTGGCTTTCTTGGCAGCTTGCTTTTTAGTAGTGTTTTTCATGGCGCTATCCTTCTGTTGTTTTTGGTGGCGGGTTTTCCGTTCCGCTTGATCCAAGCTTGGCTCGGCTCCGGTTTACTGCAAAGAAATTTTGCTTTTATTTTTTTCGCTGTTTTCGATGCCGGCTTGATAGGCTTTTTCTAATGCCTTTGCAATTTGCTCACCAAATTTTTCAGGATTTTCAAAAGTGAATGCAGCAAGGGTGTCTTGGGTAATTTTTGCAAGTTGGTCGTTCATTTTTTCCCTATCCATCTTTAAATCTCTTCTGTATTTTACACACATCCAGATTGGCAATATTTAGCGGAACCACAAAGGAATTACCAGGCACAAAAAAAGGCTGTTTCCGGCCCTGGCTATTCCTCCGTCCAACATTTACTTATATGAACCGTTGTATATTCATTTCCGCGTATATAGTCACCACCAAAGCCGGTTTCACTATCACTTTTTAGTACTAGCCAGCCACCGGATTTGACCTCTACAACCGTTCCACACTGTTCATGGTCGCTCTTAAAAAATACGGTATCGCCTACTTTGTAATTACTCATTTTTGAAGTTCCTTTTATTTTGGGTACGTCCTAAGCTTGGCCGACCGGACGGTGTCTGCAAGGAAACAGGCAATTTAATTTTCCACGCAGCTATCCATAAGGCTATTTTTTACTGGTTTGCCCCAGGGCGCAAAATTGCCGGGGACCCTGGGGTTTATTTTTCAATGCGGGGGCGAGGCGGCGCGGTATTTCGCTAGTGACAAGGATGAAATCGGGGTTAACTTTTTGCGCGGAGAAAGCGGAAAAAGGGGGCGTTGTTCTGTTCAGAATGGCTCGCCAACACCAGTTGGCAAGCGGGTTTGACCCTAATATTCCTCGGCCAGCATCAAGGTTAACACCCGGCAGGTTAACGCAAGGTTGCCCGGATCGGGTGAACCGTGCTCAAGGCTCGGGTCGTAGTAGTCGATCTTGGCAAACAATTTTTGCCCCTGGTATTCCAGGCTAACGAAGTCGTGCTCACCGTATGGGTCGTTGCTCTCATTGAAATCATTGAAAAGGGCAATGGCCATAATAATTTCGGTTTCGTTGTTTTCCTCAACAAAGGCTTTGAAGCCCTGGGTCACCATCACCCGGAGGTTGCATCCCTCATCGCGCAGTTTTTCTGCGGAGCCGGGGATAATCAATGAGCGTCGGCAGCGGTCGTTGTAGAAACGGATTTTTTCTTTTGCATCCATTGGTACGTCTCCATCCAGTGGTTGTTTATTATTGTTAGTGCCCCTTTCACCTTGGCCTCCGACGGAGGTCAGGCAAGGCAAAGGGGCTTGTGTTGCTATAGCAGGCCGTCCAACCCACCGACAATACGGTACACGGTGTCTTCACCGTCCCTTTTCTCGGACTGTATTTCCAGGCCCAGTTTCAGTTTCAGTGCACCGGGGGTGCCGCGTAGCGTGGTCAATTTCCAGCCGGTTGCCTCGTGCAACTGTTGAATGGTGGCACCCTGGGGTCGGGATAGCAGTTTGAGGATGGTGTATTGCTTGGTGTCCTTGCGGATTTTGGGCTTTTCCTTGTCGGGTTTGGATGATTTTTCCGGCTTGGCGGAGTCGGTTTTTTCGGTTGGTTTGGGGCTGGGCTTGCCCTGTCTGCCCTCGGGTTTGTACTTTGGCACGTCTTCCTTTGCAGGCGATTTTTTACTTGCCTTTTCCGGGTCTTGTGCCTTGGCTCTGGCTTCTTTCCCAGCCTTGGTAAGGACGGTCTCGGTCTTGCCGTTAGCACCCTTTTGGGTCTTTACAAGACCTTCGTCCTTTAGTTTATCAACGGCCTTTGGGTCTTCCTTGACCACCTTGGCAGGGACTTTGCCGTTTTTGGTGGTTGCCATAATCACAGCCTTCAGTTTTGGAGTTATTTTTTTATTCACAGTGCGTCTCCTTCCATTTTTGGGGTCCATTCGGCTCTCGCCTGCATCGAGCTTGGCTAACGACAACGGTAGTGCAAGGGAAGAAGAAAGTTTTTTCAGGCGCGTGAAAAAAGGGGCGTCCGTTCCTTATGGCGTTAATTACACAGGCGGAATTTTCCCGGCAAATCGGTGTTTCCAAACCGTACATTCACAAGCTGGTCAAGAAAGGGATCATCAGGCTGCGCGATGGCAAGGTGGATACAGAACAGGCGCGGGCAGCGATGAAGGCTAATGCTGATCCGGCCAGTCTGCTGCGGGAGGACAGTCCGCCCGAGGTGATCCCTGCTGCTGGCAGTGCCGCCGGGGGCGTGGATTTCATCACCGCCAGAACCATGCGCGAAGCGTTCCGGGCCAAGCTCGCCAAACTGGAATATGAGGAAAAAAGCGGCAAGCTGACGGACGCGGCCAGAGTGAGAAATGATGCTTTCAAGGCAGGACGGATTATCCGGGATGAACTGTTGGCCATTCCCGACCGGTTGGCCGATGTACTGGCGGCAGAGGATGATCCGGCAACGGTCAGAAAGATTATTTTTGATGAGCTGGAGCTGGTGCTCAACAGGATCAGCAAGCAAGGATGACAAGTGCTTAATAACAGTCCTTACCTGCAAGGCTTCTTCAGGGGATTGCGGCCCGATACCCGTTTGACGGTTTCCCAATGGGCCGACCAGAAACGGATTCTGCCGGCCAAGGCCACCAAGGAGGCGGGACGGTGGCGGACGGCCAGAACACCTTACCTGCAAGAGATCATGGATTGCCTGTCGCCGTCATCGCCGGTTGAGCAGGTGGTATTTATGAAAGGTGCCCAGGTAGGCGGCACCGAATGCGGCAATAACTGGCTGGGCTACGTCATCGACCATACGCCGGGACCGATGATGTACGTGCTGCCGACGCTGGATATGGCCAAGCGAACCTCCAAGCAGCGCATAGCCCCCATGATCGACGAGATGCCGGATTTGCGCGAGAAAGTGAAAGACCCCAGGAGCCGGGACAGTGGCAATACCCTGCTGACCAAGGAGTTTCCCAACGGCGTGCTCATTTTTACCGGAGCCAATTCAGCCGCCGGTTTGCGCTCCATGCCAGCCCGTTTCCTGTTCATGGATGAGGTGGACGCCTATGACGATGACGTGGACGGAGAAGGAAGCCCGATCAACCTCGCCATCAAACGGACGGCGACGTTCAGCCGCAACCGCAAAATCCTCATGGTAAGCACGCCGAACGTTGCCGAGACCAGCAAGATCGAACCGGCTTACGAGAACAGCGACAAGCGACGCTTCCACGTTCCCTGTAATGCCTGCGGTCATATGCAACCGATTGTCTGGGCGCAAATCCGCTTTGACAATCACGACCCGGCCACCACCCGCTTCGAGTGCGTAAAATGCGAGCACCGGCACTATGAAAAGGACAAGCCCAAATTATTGGGCAATGGCCGCTGGATTGCGGAGCACGAAAAGAGCAACAAGGTAGCCGGCTTTCACCTGAGTTCGCTCTACAGTCCCAACGGTTGGTACAGCTGGCAAAATGCCGTTGAGGACTTTCTTGCCGCCCGGAGTAACCCGGTGCAATTCAAGGACTGGACCAATACCGTGCTGGGCGAAACCTGGACGGAAAAAGGCGAAACAGTAGAACACGCCCTGCTCTACCAGCGCCGGGAGCATTACCCAGCTGAGGTGCCGTGGTGGGTAGAGATCATTACGGTCGGTTGCGATGTTCAGGATGACCGGGTTGAGTTTGAGATGACCGGCTGGGGTGCCGGCGAGGAAAGCTGGTCCATTGATTATGTGCGGCTTTATGGCGACCTGTCCCGGCAGGGTATCTGGGACGCTCTGGCGGATATGCTGCGCAAGACCTACACCCGGCAGGATGGCACCCGGATGAACGTGGCGCAGGTCTGTATCGATTCGGGGGGGCATTACACCGATGAGGTATACGCCTTTTGTCGTAAGCAAGGGGCAGACTGGGCCATTCCGATCAAAGGCTCATCGCAGGCCGGTAAGCCCATCGCTACCTTTCCCAAGGGTAAAAACAAGAAAGGCGTCTACCTGACCTTGGTGGGCACCGATACCGCCAAGGAGCTGATCTATCAGCGCTACCGGGTACTGGAACCCGGACAGGGATATTGCCATTGGCCCATCAGGGACTGCTTTGACGAGGACTATTTCCGACAGGCCACCGCTGAGGAAAAGATCAAGAAATACCGGCTCGGTGTGCCGCACTTTACCTGGGATGCCAAAAGCCGCCGGAATGAGGCGCTGGATTGCCGGGTTTACTCGCTGGCGGCTATCCGCATCCTGCAACAGCACCGGGGTATCAATCTTGAGCGCCTAGCATTAGCGCGACCCGGCCCGGATAACCCCGTTGATCCGGATACCGAAGAAGAACAAAACAGTCAACGTCGTCTAATGCGACGCTCATCAAAAAGTGCCTACCTTCAGGGATAATCCCATGATTACCGACGCAGAATATCAAGCCCTGAAACGGGCGGTGCTGCTGCGCGAGACGCGCACTGTGGAGTTTGATGGCCAGAAAATAGAGTACAGCAGCTTTGGTGAAATGGAGCGGCGGTTACAGGCCATCGAGCGCGAGTTGATCCGGCAGCAAAAACGCCCCAGGCAATACGGCATCTATTCATCAAAGGGAGTTTGAGGATGGGGTTCTTTGCCAACGTTTTGTCCCGAGCGGCACGGCGCATCATCAACAGTGCCTACACCGCAGCCGGTTCGGGACGCAGAACGCGGGGCTGGCATGCGCCGGCACGCTCACCCAACGGGGCCATTACCGCTGACCTGACCCAACTGATTAACCGCTCCAGGGCAGCGATTCGCAACGATCCCTGGGCCAGCAGCGGTCTGGAAAAACTGGTCAGCAATGTCATTGGCCGGGGCATCACCCCTAAATCACTGGTGGCCGACGATGCCTTGCGGGAACAATTACAGTCGCTGTTTCTTGAGTGGTCGAGTGAGGCCGATGCTGACGGAGTGTTGAGTTTTACCGGTCAGCAGTCGTTAATCACCCGGGCGATGCTGGAAGGCGGTGAGTGTTTTGTCCGGCTGCGTCCACGTCGGCCTGATGACGGGCTTTCGGTGCCATTGCAGCTTCAGATTCTTGAGTCCGAGTACCTGCCGGTCAGCTACAACGAGACACTGGACAATGGCCATGTGATCAGGGCCGGCATCGAGTTTAACACGCTGGGCCAGCGGGTGGCCTATCATTTCCATCGGGAACATCCGGCTGAGTTTGCCTTTGACAGTTCCCGGCTGGTGCGGGTCAGAGCGAAAGATGTCCTGCATGTTTTCGAGGTTCTGCGTCCGGGACAGATTCGTGGCCAGCCATTGCTGACGCAGGTACTGGTCAGGCTCTACCACCTGGACAAGTTTGATGATGCCACCTTGCTCCGGCAGGAAATTGCCAACCTGTTCACCGGCTTTATCAAGAAGCCATCGCCCGAACAGGACCCCATTGATCCATTGACCGGTAAACCACTGGCGTTTGGCGACAATGGTCTGCCCATGGTGGCCATGGAACCGGGCACCATGCAGGAGCTGGCACCGGGGGAAGAAGTGGAGTTCAACAACCCGCCGGGTACCGCTGCTGATTATCCCAACTTTATGAAACAGCAGCTAATGGCCATCGCCGCTGGTATCGGCCTGCCCTATGAACTGCTCTCCGGTGATATGGCCGGGGTTAGCGACCGGGCCTTGCGACTGATCCTGAACGAGTTCCGCCGGCGCATTCAGCAAATCCAGCATAACCAGATCATCTTTCAGTTTTGCCGACCGGTCTGGAACCGCTGGCTGGATATGGCGGTGCTCAATGGTTCGGTCACGATTCCCGACTATGGCAAGAATCCCCGAGCCTACCGCCGGGTGAAATGGATCGCCCACGGCTGGCCCTATATGCACCCGGTTCAGGACATGCAGGCGCAGAAAATGGCGGTGCGCTCCGGCTTCAAGTCGCGCTCGGAGGTGGTCAGCGAGCAGGGCTACGACAGTGAACAGATTGATGAGGAAATTTCTGCAGACAACCGCCGCTCCGATGGCCTGGCGCTGAAATACGACAGCGACGCCAGGGCATCCGAAAAGGAGCCACTCATTCCATCTAATGAAAAGGACGACCGTGATGAGTCATAACCGCCAATGGTTCAGCTTCAGGAATGAGGCGGGCCAAACCCCGGAACTGTTTATCTATGACGACATTGACGACTGGTGGGGCGTCTCGGCGCAAAGCGTGGTGGATCAAATCCGGGCGATGGATGCTCCGGAGATAAACGTGCGGATCAACTGCCGGGGCGGGATGGTGTTCGAGGGTATCGCCATTTATAACGCCCTGCGCCTGCACAAGGCCAACGTGCATATCAGCATCGAGGGACTGGCAGCGAGCATTGCCAGCGTCATTGCCATGGCCGGGGATACCGTGACCATCGCAGAAAACGCCATGATGATGATCCATAACCCCTACGGCTGGGCCACCGGCGATGCCGAGGCGATGCGCAAGACCGCCGAGGTGATGGACAAGATTGCGGACAGTATTGCCGTGTCGTATACCGCCCGGACCGGCAAGAGCATCGAGGAACTAAAAGCCCTGATGGATGCCGAAACGTGGTTCACGGCGCAGGAGGCGCTGGACATGGGACTGGTGGATCAGATTGATGAGCCGGTGAAGGCCGCTGCCTGTTTTGATTTGTCCCGTTTCACCAATGCGCCTGCCGGATTTGGCCAACCGCCAGAACCGGAAAACCGGCAGGAACCGGAGCAAGAACAACCCTCTGCATCAGCTCATGAGGAAGCGAAAATCAACGCCGTGGCCATTGCTGCCCTCTGTAATGAGGCGGGCTATCCGGAAAAAACCGAAGCGTTTTTGCGGGATAAATTGTCTGAGGATGAGGTGAAAAACCGCCTGGCCACTTTCGGGGAAATCAAAAACCTCTGTGCTGCCGCCAGGCAAACGGACAAGGCCAAAGACTTTATCCGGGCCAACCAGTCCGTGGATGACGTTCGCAATGCCCTGTTTGACCTGCTGACCCGCGACGATGCGCCAATCAACAGCACCTTGTCGCCCGATCAGCAGGGCTTACCGAAAACCTCCGTGGCCATCGACACGCAGGCTATTTACCGCAAGCGCAACGGCGCTTGAACCCAACCCTGTCAAAAGGACTTTAACGATGAAAACCGAAGGAATGTACGCCGGCAAGTTTCTGGTGTCTGAAGGCAACAACAGCATCAGCCGTGAACAGGTGTCGTTTGCTGCCAACCTGATGCTCAAGCCGGGCACTGTAGTTGCCCTGGAAACCACTTCCGGCGAATACAAGGCACTTGATCCTGCCGCAGCCGACGGCACCGAGACCGCAGCCGGTATCTTGTTCGCCGCTGTGAGCACCGATGCTTCCGGCGGCGAGGGTGTGATTATCGCACGGCTGGCCGAGGTGATTGATAACCTGTTGATCTGGCCCGACGGGATCACTGATGAGCAACGAACCGCCGCTCTCAACGATCTGGCCGGTCTCGATATTATTCCCCGCAGTGCCTGATTCCTCCCTTCTTCCTTCCCGTTAACACGTTCTCTGCTCAAGGAGAGATAGCATGGCCTTTATGGATATTTTCAATGACGATGCGTTCAGCCTGTCCAGCCTGACCGCTGCCATTAACCAGATGGATTACAAGCCCGGTCGCCTGGGTGAGCTGGGCCTGTTCCGGGAAAGCGGTATCACTACCACCACCGCTGTCGTTGAGAGCGTCAACGGCATCCTGCGACTGTTGCCGTCTGCCGAGCGTGGCGCTCCGGCAACCCAGGCCGTGGGCGAAAAGCGCCAGATGCGCAGCTTCGTGATTCCGCACATTCCCCACGACAGCACCATTCTGGCTGCTGAGGTGCAAAATGTTCGTCAGTTCGGCAGCGAGGATGCCCTGCAAGGGGTTCAGGCGGTGGTCAATCAACGGCTGGCTCAAATGGTCGGCAACCACGAAGTAACGCTGGAATTTCTGCGCATGGGTGCGCTCAAAGGTGAGATCCTCGACGGCGATGGCAGCTCGGTGCTCTACAACCTGTTTGATGAGTTTGGTGTGACTCAACAGACCCATGATTTCAAGTTCAGCAGCACGACCACCGACGTGCGAGCGCAGGCGGTCAAGGTACGCCGGCTGGTAGACGAGGCTCTGGGCGCACAGCCGTATAGCGGCCTGCGGGCATTGTGCGGCGCAGACTTCTACGATGGCATGGTCAATCACAAGTCCACCAAGGAAGCCTACCAGCGCTGGATGGATGGCGAGGCGCTGCGTAACGATCCCAAGACCGGGTTCCGCTTTGCGGATATCAGCTGGGAAGAGTACCGGGGCAACGTCAGCGGCCAACCGTTCATCGCTTCCGATGAGGCTTACCTCTATCCCGAGGGTGCGGACATTTTCAGGACGTGGTTCGCGCCGGCGGATTTCATCGAAACCGTCAACACCATCGGCCTGCCTCGCTATGCCAAGCAGCGGGTAATGGATTTTGACAAGGGCGTGATCGTCCATACCCAATCGAACCCGTTACCGATCAACCTGAAGCCACGGGCGGTGATCAAGCTGACCATGAGTTAATCCCAACAGGCTGGCAGCTGTATGAACAACCAGCCTTTTTCTTGCGTTTTGGAGGCTGCTCGGATGAATGAGGCTTTCCAGCAACTGGGTCACTCAATCCTGCAAACATTCGGGCAGTCCGTTCTCATAACTCTGGCCGACGGTTCAACACAAACAGTGCTCGGGATCATCAGGACCGAGATGGTCGAGCTGGGCAAATATGACGCGATACAGGGTGAAATTACGGTGCTCACGGTAGACAGTTCTGTCCCGGTCAGGCGTGGCGATACCGTGCAGGCCAAGGGGCAGGCGTACGATATTGACCGCAAAATAAAAGACAACGGCTCATTAGCCAAATGGAACATTTATGCTCATTGAACAGGAAGTCAGTGGGGATATTGAGGAACTGCTGTCGCTGTTCCAGCAGGCTCCGGAAAAGACCGACAAGGCCATTAACCGGGCCGTCCGCAAACTGAGCCGGTGGGCAGAGCGGCAGGTATACCGTGATTTAGCCAAACGGCTGGCGATCACGCAGAAGGCATTAAAAAACCTGCGACGCATCAAGGTGCGATTGAACAAGAGCGTGGACAACCAGCGTTACCTGACCCTCTGGATCGGCACCAATAAGGTCAGCGCCCACCACCTGGGCAAGGCCCGGCAGAACGACCGGGGTGTGACCGTGGGCGACCGTCGTTTTTACCGCAGCAGTTTTTTGATGCAGCCGCACAATACCGATCAGGAACTGATCTGGAACCGGACGGAGGACTGGAGCCATAAGTACCGCAAGTCGAAAGTCTCCGGGCGCTGGATGTGGATGGGCCTGCCCATTGTCAAAAAAACCGAGCCGATTCAGCAGGAGGCGGAGTCCTCTTTGAAGCGGTTACAGCCGGACTTGGTGCGGCGTTTTACTGAACTGCTGCATCAGGAGTTGAACTATGCCTTCAACATCGAGTCCTGAAAAACAGGTTATTGAAAATCTGCTGACCCATCTGAAGCAGGTATCGCCCAATACCCTGCTGGGCTATTCCGCTACCGGGCAGGAGAAGGACCTGGATCTCCCGGCCATTCTGGTGCAGCTGGAATCCATCAACGAAGATCAACGGCAAGGGCAACGGGCCAAGTACCGGATGGCGTTCAATATCAGCGCCGTGGCCAAAACCAACAAGGACACCACCTACACCTTGCTGGATTTAACCCGCTCCATCCGTGAGCTGTTCAATACCGGCCAGCGGTTCACGCCTGAAGCCCGGAGCGTATCGGTCAGCGAAACCCAGTTTGATATTGCCCCCAGCCGGGCGCACCTGTCGTTCGCTGACCTGCAACTGAACATCGAAATTGTCCTCTGAATCGCCAGCCCTGGCGCGGTTAACACCCCATCGTCCTTACAGGAGATACCCAATGTCTACAACGGATCGTAGCTTTATCGGTGCCGGCAGCATCTACATCAAACCGGCGGATAACTCAGCCCCACTGCTGCCGGTGGGTAACGTCAGCCAGTTCCAGTTCAGCTTTGAAGAGGATAAAAAAGAGCTGAAAAACTATCTCGGTGGTGGCGGCAACCGCAACACCCTCAGCCGGATTTCGTCCATTTCAGCCAGCCTGACAGCGCACGATTTTACCGCTGAGAACCTGGCCATGGCATTGCGTGGTTCGGCTAAAGCGGGTTCTACCACGGCCGTCACGGATGAACTACATACGTCGTTTGGTGTTGCCGGCGAACTGATCCCGTTCGTCAGGATGCCGGATATGAGCAAAACCGTTACGGTCAAGGACAGCATGGATACCACGCTGGTCGAGGGCGACGACTACACACTGACCAAGGCCGGGATCAAGGTGATCGATGGCGGCGGCATTGACGATCAGGGCGTGAAAGTGAGCTACACGCCGCTGGCCTCCAACATGGTGCAGGCATTGATCGAGTCCGGTAAAGAGTTCGTGCTGTTCATGGAAGGCTTGAACGATGCCCAGGACGGCAAGGCATTTAATATCCGGGTGCATCGGGTGAAGTTCTCGCCAGTACAGAACCTCGATTTTATCTCCGACGATTTCGCCAGTATCCCCCTGGAGCTGGATGTGCTGGCAGACACCTCGATCACCGGCACCGGTCTTAGCACTTTTATGCAGATTGATCTGGCGCAGTAATAAAGGTTTGCTTCCCCCATTCAGCCCTGCCATCCGGCGGGGCTTTTTTTTTGGATAAAAGACCATGGCCTCGATAAAACAGTCAGCGATTCAGCTGGTCCTGAAGGCGAAAGATGCGCTGTCGGGCAAGGTGAAACAGTCTGCCGAGTCGTTGCAGGCGTTCAGTGCCGAGGCCGAGGCGCTGAAAGATGACCTGGCAACGCTGGAGAATCAGCAAGCCCTGTTGGACAGCTTTCAGAATCAGACCCGAGAAGTGCGGGAGACCGGCAAGGCATACCGGGAGGCCGAGGATCAGGTCAAGGAATTAGCCCGAGAATACCGGGCATCCATCAAGCCAACGCAGCAGCTTGAGCAGGCCTATGAAAAAGCCTCGAACACCCTGGCCGAAAGCAACAACGAATACAAAAAACAGCAGCGCAATCTGGCCAAACTCGCCACCCAACTGGCCAGGGCAGAAAGACCCGTTCGTGGCCTGGAACGGGCCGAGGCCAGCGCGACAAAAGCAGTAGAAACGGCCAATGTCGCTTATAAAAAGCAAAAGGCCGAACTGGACAAGCTGCAGGCGAAGCTGGCGAGCACCAAAAAACCGGCGAAAGAATTGCGACAGGCCGTGGCTGCGGTCAAGAAAACCGTCACCTCGGCCAACCGTGAGCTGCAAAAAAAGCAGCGTGAGCTGACCAAAACCAGCAAGCAGCTGGATGAGGCTCGCAGGTCATCAAAAGCCCTGCGCTATACGGTGGCCGCCACCGCAAAACAGACCAGCGAGGCCAGCAAAGCCTTTCGTCAGCAGGAGGAACGGGTTAAAGCCCTGCGTGGCAGCTATGACGCAGCCCGGAAAAACACCCGCAAGCTGGCTAGCGATCTGGAAACGGCGAGAAAGTCGGTCGCCGGAGCCAACCGGGAGTTCCATAGCCAGCGCAGCCGACTGGATCGGTTACGCCAGAGCCTGAAAAGCACGGGTCTGTCCAGCAGCAACCTGGCCAGCCAGCAACAACGCCTGGCGGAAGAGATAGAGGACACAGGTAATGCATTCTGGGAGGCCAACCGCCGGGCCAAGGAAGCAGAGCGCACCCTCAAGAAAGACACCCTGAAGAAAGTCGCCCGAGACGCGAATCAGGCATCGGTCAGCGTGGGCAGTTTAGCCCGGCGCTTTGCCGGTCTGGTGGGCGCGGCCAGCGGCCTTTATGCGGTCAAGCGCAGCCTTGAGGCCATTTTAACGACCGGGGACAAGTTCGAACGACTGGGCGTTCAGTTAGAGGCGCTGATGGGATCGGCAGCGGAAGGCGACCGGGCCTTGCAGTGGATCAAGGACTTCACCAAGAACACCCCGTATCAGCTGGATCACGTCACCGACGCCTTTGTCCGTCTGAAGGCCTTTGGTTTCGACCCGATGGACGGCACCATGCAGGCGGTGGTGGATCAGGCCATCATGCTCGGCGGCGGCTTTGACCGGCTGCGGGGGATTGCCGTGGGCCTAGGTCAGGCGTGGGCCAAGCAGCGCTTGCAGGGAGAGGAAATCCTGCAACTGGTAGAGCGAGGTGTCCCCGTTTGGGAGATGCTGGAAAAAGTCACCGGCAAGAACGTTCTGGAAATTCGCAAGCTGTCAGAGACCGGCAAGCTGGGCCGCGATGTTATCCGGGCACTGATCAACGAGATTGCCCGGGGTGCCGATGGCGCTGCGGCCAAGAATATGACCCTGTTGACCGGCTACGTCAGCAACCTCAAAGACGAATGGTCGTATTTTCTTGATGCCATCGGCGACAGCGGCGTGCTGAATTACGCCAAGGCACAGATGAAATTCCTGTCCGAACAGATCAAGGCCATGAACGGCGATGGTCGTCTTCAGGAATTGGCAAAACAGATCAGCAACACCTTTATCGCCATGGGTGAGGCAGCCAAAAAAGCGGTTGCTGACATCACCATTGCCGAGGTCATCAGCAAGGCAGAAAGCGGTTTTTCTGCCTTGACCCAGGGGCTGGATTCGGTCGCCAAGGGCTTCACAGTCACCACCAATGCCATCTCAGCCTTTTTCAACGGCTTTCTGGTCAGCATCAAAGGCATGGCGGCAGGTGTTTTGTATACCGCCGGTGAGATTATCAATGGCTGGGGATTGATTGCTGAGACGATTGGTGCAGATACCATTGCGGACAAGGCAAAGTCCACGGTCAACTATCTGCGCTCACTGGGACAGGCGTTTCTGGTCCAGGCAAACGACAACGCAAAAGCAGCCAGCGAAGCCGCCGGAAAGGTGTGGGAGGCGGTCACGGAAAAAGCCGAAAACTCGGTGAAACAATTTCAGGCCACCCTGAAACGCAGTACCGACCAGAGCAAAAAAGCAACCGGAGAGCTGGCGGAAAACTACCAGCAGGTCAATGAGGCCGTTAAGGACGTTGGACAGATATTCGGGGAAACCTTCGAGAGCGCCCAGCAAGCCCTGGAAAAAATCAACGCCTCAGAAACCCGTGTGGAACTGGCAGCCTTGGGCGTGGTGCTGGCCGAGTCCCTGCGGGCCGGGGTGATTTCCCAGGAAGAATATTATCAGGCCACGGAAGCGAGCCGGGCAAAACTGGCGGAGTTCAACAAAGAGGCAGGAAAAACCAGCGAGACGATAAAAGTCGCTGGAGATACCGCCGAGGAAGCTGGTGAGCAACAAACGGAAGCCATGGAAAACGCTACGTCCATTGCTGAAGCAATGGCTGGCCATTATAACGCCATCACCGCCGAGCTTCAGGGCCTGAGCAGTGCTGCCCACGCTTCGTTTATCGCCATGCAACGGGGACTTGGCTCTGTTGATACCCGCGAGGTCAGAGGCAGTATCGGCGATCTGAAAAATGAACTGGACGAAACAAACCAACAGCTACACGACCTGCGACATGCTCAACAGGTCTTTGATGCCACCGGCATAAGTCAATGGTTCCAGGAAACCGCAACCGATGCCGCCTACGTCAAACGAGAGTTCCTGGAACAAAAAATTGCCCTTGAACAACTGCTGGAGCTGTACGAACAAGGCGACGTGAGTTATCAAAACTTTGTCCGGCAAGGAAAAGAAGCTGCCGAAACCCTGAACCTGCTCAATCAGCAAGACCTGGACAAGCTCAATAACGCCATCGCCTCGGCAGAACAAAGCATGGCCAGTTTGGGCGACAGTTCCCGCAATACCCTTAACAGCCTGCAGGACGAGCTGGATCAACTGCAAGGCCGTCAGTCCGATATTGAGCAGCGCCGTTACCAGAACCAGCGGGATGACCTGAAAGCACAAAGGGCAGAGGCCACCGCCAGGGGTGATCAGGAAGCCATTAAAAACCTGACCTCGGCCTTGCGCCTCAGTGAGCAGATTTACAACGAGCGGGTGCGCCAGGCTAATAATGAAAAAGCCAAGGCAGCGCAGGAACAAGGCTCAACAGTGCCCCGAGTTCAACGACAATCACCGCAGAAAATCATCCGCCTGGAATATCCGGGCGGTGACGTTAATGTAGGTATAGCGCCGAGTGATGAAACCAAACTCCTGGAAGCCCTGAAAAACGCCGGCATGAGGACAATCTGATGACATTGGATGACATTACCCTGCCGGACGATCTGCTCTGGATTAACGAGTTTGACTGGAACCCGGTAGCGCAAA